CCGCTTCACGGTGTTGATCGGGTACTGCCGCGTCTTCGGGTAGGCGAACGCGGAGGACGGCAGGCGCTTGACTCCCCTCGCCGTCGAGGCGCGGCGCGGTCTCGGTCTACCTCGTGCCATCGAGCCACCTCCTCGCCCGAATCGTAGCCCCGAATCGGCATGCTCCAGGTGGACTAGCTGGCCGCGCCCAGGTCACGCTATGTGTGTGTGCGTCGCGGGCGATCGGCGCCCGCCGAACCAGGAGGACAGCATGACCGGACGCGAAGCCATCGAGAAGATCCTGACCGGGAAGCGCAACCCGATGCCCGCCAGCGAGATCGCTGAGCAGGCCGCGAAGATCGCCACCGGCTTGAAGGGCAAGACGCCCAAGGCGACCCTCGCCGCGCTGCTCTACACCGAGGCGAAGAAGGACGACGGCCTGGTGGTGAAGTCGGGCAAGGGCACCTTCAAGCTGAACCCGAAGCGGAAGACCGCGACGAAGAAGCCGCGCGCGGCCGCCTAGCCCGCCTCTCACACGCACGACCCCGACGCCTCCCCAGCGGGAGGCGTCGCTCGTGATGGGCGCGACACGCCGAGCGCGGTGCGGCGTGTGAGGACGCTGCTCGACGCGCGCGCCCACGTTCAGGATGCCTCCAGCCGCGCGCGACGTCGGCAGCGAAGGCAGACGGTCGTGATGTACCAGTGCCCGCCGACCAGCCGCGTCAGCGGACGCTCGCACTCGCAGACGCGCCCGAGCACCCAGCCGTCGCGCCGCGCGTTCGAGATCCCGCGTCGCCGCTCCCTGCTCGGCGCCTCCATCAGAAGGGGATCGCCGCGATCGTCGGGTCGAAGTCATCACGTCGCTCCTCCCGCTCGACGCTCAGCGACAGCTGCCGCTCGCTCGGATCGACCGGCGTCAGGCACTCGCTGCAGACGAACAGGTTGGGGTCGATCCGATAGGTCGAACTCACGCGCACCGCCACGCCGCAGCGAACGCAGTGGAACCGCTGCTCGAAGTAGCCGCGCTCACTCACCGCTGAACTCGTCGTCGTAGGCGGTCGGCGTCTGGCGCACCGGCCGCAGGTGGCCGCCGCGTCCCCGGCGAATCCGTCGGTGCGTCGTCGGCAGTCCCTCCCGGTAGAAGCGCAGCGTGCCAACCTCCTCCGCGCTGGGCTGGTAGCCGATCGCCTCCAGCTTCGAGCGCACCGAGTGCAGACCGCTGTTCCTCCCCTGGTTGGTCTCATGCCGCTGCAGCGTCGCGCCGGTCACATCGGCGTAGATCGTGTCCGGGGTCGAGATCGACTCGATCGTCTGCCAGCGTCCCCAGCGCGCCTCGGCCAGCACCAGCGCGTAGCGCAGCGTCTTGGCGACCAGCGTCTTCAACCCGTCCGGGTAGCCGAAGGTGACAGTCACGCTGCGGCGGTCGCCGCCGGGGCTGACCGTTCTCCTGCTCACCGCTCCTCCCTCAGCACGCCCACCTCGTAGTTGGCGAAACCGCCACGGTCGAGATCGACGCAGGCGTAGGTCTTCAACCCGGCGTAGGCGGCCTCGATCTCGCCGGGCCGGGCACGCTTCGGCCCGATCCCACCGCCAGGGATGCGCGGGCCGCCGTGCGGCGGCTCCTGACGACGGGCCGAGCGCACCCGGCCAGGCCAGCCCTCGGGCGTGACGACGCGGTCCCCGGCGGCGATCACGCCGAGGCCTCGATGAAGTCCGGGTGCTTGGCCTGCATGTGCCGCGCCAGCTGCTTGAACGTCCGATGGCAGCAGGGGCAGACGCCCGCCGCCGCCCGCTTCTTCGCCCGCGTCAGGTGCCCGCGCGTCGCCTGGTGCGACCGCTCCTCGGCCCGCAGTAGCTCCGTCGTGGCCTGGTGCCGCTGGCGCTCCCGCTGCAGCTGCGTCTCCAGGGAGTTCGTGTAGTGGAACGAGTGCCCGTTCGGGCAGTAGCAGGAGTTCTTGCTCGATCGCTGCATCCATTCGTGCCGCTCCTCCGGGATCGCGAACGCGACCCCGCACCAGCAGCTGGTAACGATCAGCGTCTCGGTGTAGTTGATCTGCGTCATGCCGTCACCTCCTCGGCCTGCTGCTCGGCTTCGAGCGCCTCGCTGACCTCCTCGGCGGCGCCCTCAACCCAGTCGGCCTCCTCGACCGTCGAGAGGCCGAGCGCGACGTGCGGGATCGCGTCGTTGATCGCCCAGCCCGCAGCGCGCGCCCACAGCATCCGCGCCGGATAGGTCTTCCAGCCGCTGCGGTCGCGGACGAGGCCCGCGCGCTCGGCGTCCTCGATCGTGAAGGTCGCCCGGCCGATCTCCGCGCCGTGCAGGTCGATCACCGCCGCCGTGCAGCTGCTCGGCGTCTCCTCGACGCGCACCACCCGGTAGCCCTCGCGCTCGGCGAGCGCCCGCAGCATCTTCGAGGAGATGTGCAGGCGACCGTGGATCACCGCGATCTCGGACGCCGCCCGCAGCGGCCAGCCGAGTTCGGCGGCCAGCGCGAAGCGCAACGCCGCCACCATCCCGTCCTTGCCGCGCGGGTCGTCGCTGCCCTCGGTCGCGGCCAGCCAGGTGCCCAGCCGCGCGAAGCGGTCGTACTCCAGATCGGCGCGCTCGCTGACCGGCACCAGCGCCCCTTCCTGCTTCTGCTCGTTCATCGGATCCCTCCTGCTCTAGAAGTTCGGCTGCTCCCACAGCCCGTCGTCGGTTGGCGGCTCGACCAGCGCGAGTTCGCGGCGAGGCGGCACGGGTTCACTCGCATCCCGGAGGGGTTGAGCGGAGTCCGGGGTCTGAGCAGCGCCCGTTACGGCGGACTGGCCCACCGCCTCGACCGCGACCTTGAGCGCGACCCGCGCCCGTCGGCGTCGGCAGTCGCGGCAGAGCACGAATAGCCCGAGCGACCAGCGTCGGCGCGCCCAGCCGCCGCACTCGCCGCACTCGCCCTCGGGCTGGTCGGGGTCGCCGATCTCGGCGTCATGCTGGTCGAGCCAGGCGTCGAGATGGGCGAGGCCGAGCCGCCGCATCTCGGCCACCTCCTCGTCGCTCGGCTCGGGATCGGCCGGGGACGAACTTGGCGGCGATGCGGCGAAGCCCGTCGGTACCGTCAGACCCCCTATGGGGTCCTGACGGTCCGACGACTCCGCAGCCGCTGCCGTCCCCGGAGCATCGTTCAGCCGCCAGAGCGTTGTCGTCCCGCGCTTCGAGGACGGGCTGATCAGCCCGTCCTCACGCAGCCTCCGCAGCGCCCGCCGTACCTGCGATTCGCTCAGATCGCACTCCACCACCAGGTCGTCCAGACGCGCCTCGACCGGATCGGTCTCGCGAAGCACCAGCGCCAGGTAGACCCGTTCGGCTGGCGTCATCATCCGAAGTCCGCTCTTTCCAGGGTTTCCGGCGTCAGGGGCACACGCGCAGCCCGTTCGGCCGGGTCGATCATGTCCAGGACGATCTGCAGCTGTTCCTCGGGATCGACGTTGGCGGCGCAGTCGCCGATCGCCGAGCGCAGGCGCTCGACCCGAGTCGGATCGGCGACCTCCGGGATCCGGCCCGCCTCGCGTCCGAGCACGACAAGCTCACCGAAGTCGAGAACGGCGATCGGCCGCCGGTCGCGATGCTCGGCGATTACCAGCAGCCACGGCCGCTCGTCGGCCGAGCGGCGAGCCTGGTCGATCCAGGCGCGGCGCAGCTGGTAGCGGGTCGTCCGCTTGACCTCGACCGCGAACGGCGTCGAGCCGTCGTCGTCCGAGCCGCGTGCCCAGCCACGCCCACCCTCGACCTGGCCTCGGCGCTGCCCGCCGAGGGCGCGGCAGACCCGCCGCTCCAGATCCTTCCAGGCCGTCACGTCCACTCCCGCCTGACCTCGGTCCAGTAGGGCGAGGCCAGGCAGTGCGCGAGGCCGTGCCGGGTCTCGATCCGCACGACCCGGCTGGAGAAGCGGTGCCGGAACCAGAAGATCACCGCTCACCCCCGTAGAGCCGTTCCTCCACCACGAACGCGAACCACCAGCGCGCCAGGTCGATCGCTTCGGCGATCTCATCGACCGCCCGCTGCCCTTCAAGCAGGACGCGGTTTAGCTCGTTCACCGCAGGCTCACCACCTGGACGCGCTCGGTCCAGGCGCGGCCGTGCGTCGGCGCCGGGTGGTGCTCGAAGCTGACGATCGTGATCTCGCCCTCGGCCTCGGCGAGCACGATCCCGTCGGCATCGGTCAGGCGCAGATAGACCTCCTCGCCCATCCGAAGCTCACGCAGCACGTTCGCCTTGCCGCGCAGGCGCAGGCTGGCCGCCTCCGGCTCGTCGCCGCCGACCTCCAGACTCAGCTGCAGCGGTTCTTCCATCGCATCCCTCCTCACAGGCCGCAAGGCCTTCGCGTGTTCGGCCACGGCCCGAAGCCGCGACCCGAGTAGACGGCGATCGTCCCGACCGCCAGCTGCGCCTCGACCGGCCAGCGATCCGCCGAGCCATAGCGGCGCAGCAGCGGCGCGCCGTAGGTCGCCTGAAAGTGGCGATCCATCTGCAGCCCGCCGAAGTAGCCGTTGCCGGTGTTCGCGCTCCAGGCGCCCTCGCCCAGGTGGACGCAGCGCAGCCCGGCCGTGACCGGCGAGGGCATCGCTTTGAGCGACGCGCGCAGCCGTAGCACCCAGCCTCGGTAGCGGCGCGCGTGCCGCTTCCAGTAGCGCGCCTCGCGCGCGTTGGCCTGCGCGCGCGCCTGCCAGTCGGTCTCGGGCGCGGTCGTCGTCGGCGTGCTTGTCGTCTCGTCGGCGCCGCCGCCGGTCCCGGCGACCACCAGCGGCGTCGCCAGACCGAGCGAGGCGAGCAGGGCGCAGGCGCCGTTGCGCGCGCTCCTCACCCGAGCACCATCCAGGCGAGGCGCAGGAGCGCGACCGTTACCAGGACGCAGCCGCCGACGAGCAGCAGCGTCCCGATCACGCGCCCGATCTGCAGGTCGCGCTCGCGCTGCTCGGGCGTCGGCTCCAGCGGGCGAAGGTGGCGCGGCGGCTTCACGCCGCCTCCCTCATTGTGGGAAAAGCGCCCCTTTGATCTCTCGAACCGCTACTATTCCCACAACAACGACCGAGGAGGACAGCATGACCCGCACGACCAGCTACACCGAGGAGGCGATCTAGATGACGTCGTCTCTCTCTGGCCGCAGGGTCGTCGGCGTCGCGCGCCAGTCGCGCGTCAACGACGGCTCGATGAGCGTCCCCGACCAGATCGAGCGCATGCGCGCTGAGTGCGAGCGGGCAGGCGCCGATCTGGTCGAGGTCTACACCGAGGAAGACGTGAGCGGGCGTCGCCCGCTCGACCGCAGGCACGGTCTCAAGCAGGCGGTCGCCGACATCGAGGCCGGGCGAGCCGACCTGTTGATGGCCGCCTACTTTGACCGCTTCGTCCGCTCGGTGAAGGTCAAGGACGAAGTGCTCGACCGGGTCGAGGCCAAGGGCGGCAACGTCGTGACGCTCGACCTCGGCGACATCTCGAACGGGACGGCGATCGGCTGGCTGTCTTCGACCCAACACGCCGCCTTCGCCGAATACTTCGCGCGGACGACCGCCGAGCGTACGGCCGTCTCGAAGCAGCGCAACATCGACAAGGGCGTGCCGCCCTTCCCGCGCATCACCGCCGCTTACCGGCGGCGCGAGGACGGGACGCTCGAACTTGACCCGCCGAAGGCGAAGCTGCTGCGCAAGGCGATCGAGATGCGGCTGGCGACGCCAGCCGCCTCCTACACGCAGCTGGCGCGCTGGCTGACCGAGCGCGGCATCCCGATGACGCCCGCTCGCGTCCAGCGCACCTTCGCCTCGAAGCTGTTGGTCGGGGAGATCCACTTCGGCGACTTCACGCCGAACCTGCACGCGATCACCGAGCCGCTGATCGACCATGCGACCTACCGGCGCCTGAACTCCACGCGCGCGCCGCGCGGGCGTCAGGCGCGCTCGCCGCGCCTGCTCGCCCGGCTCGGCGTTCTGGTCTGCGAGGCCTGCGGCGCTCGCATGACGGTGGACGTTCGCGACCACGCGAACGGCAAGCAGTACGCCTACTACCGCTGCGGCGACCGGCTCTGCGAGGCGGCGCCGATGGTCTCCTGCGACGTCGCTGAGCAGGCCGTTAGCGAGGAGGCGATCCGCCTCTCGGGCGAGGTCGCTGGCCGCGCCTCGGCCAAGGCCGAACTGGAGGCCGCTCGGCTCGCGAAGGTCGATACGGAAACGCGGCTCGCGAACGCCATCCGCTCGCTCGCGGGTCTCGGCGGGGAGGAGGCGACCAAGGAGACCCTGGACGAACTCCAAGCGCAGCGCGATCAGGCGGCGAGCGAACACGAGCGCCTAGTCTCCCTGACCTCGCCGGACGTGACCGTCACGACGGCGGCGGACTGGGATCGCCTCAGCTTCGACGGCAAGCGCGGCGTGATTCGCGCGGTCGTGGCGCGGGCGACGGTGGCGCCGGGGCGCGGGCCGGACCGGGTCACGGTCGAGGGTCGCGGCCAGTAGCCGCCGCGCCTCCGCATCGAGCACCGCCTGCAGTTCGTCGCGCGCCTCGGGCGTCAGGTGAAACTTCTTCGAGGTCTTCACCTGGCGCCCTCCTCGTCTGAGTCGCCGACCGCCTCGTAGAGCACGTCGAGCAGCGAGACCGGCTCGACGTAGGCGTACATCGCGTCACGCCGCTGCTTGTCCTCGACGGCCTCGCCCGGCTCCAGCCAGCGCGAGACGACGACCCCGGTCTCGCGGTTGACGACCAGCCAGGTCACCGTGCGCCGCCGTCCCAGCATTCGAGGCAGAGCATCCGCGCGCGCCGCCGACCCCGGCAGACCCGTTGCCGCCCGCAGCTGGCGCAGCCCGTGTAGAGCACGAACGCCCAGCCCCACACCGACCAGGCCTCTCGCGCGATGCGCTCCATCTCGTTCGTCGTCATCGCCGCCGCCGCCTCTCTCGCAAGACGACGACGCTACCAAGCGGCCGCGCGTGCTCAGCGGCCTGCTCCTCGGCGCTGAACTCCTCCTCGATCCGATCCAGTACGCGCAGCAGAAGGCCGAGGCCAACGGCGGCGAGGCTGAGCAGGGCGGCGGCGATCGCGAGCGCGACCAGGGCACTCATGCGGCGACCAGCGTCAGCAGGGGGACGAGCACCTTCGTCTGCACCAGGATCGCCATCTGCACGGGGACCAGCCGCGCCCGGTAGGCGACCGCGACCACCTGCCCGTCCTTCGCGCGGGCGTGCGCGATCCCCTCGCCGATCTTCTGCTGCTCGATCACGCGCCGTCTTGCCGCCCAGGCCGCGTCGTGCCCGGAGGGCGTCAGCACCGCCGTCGAGTGCCCGACAAGTTCGGCCCGCTCGTAGCCGAGACTCGCCGCTGCCGACGCGCTCACCGCCAGCAGGATCCGGTCGGCGCTGACCAGCCAGAGAGGCCGCTCGGTTGAGGCGAACTTCCAGGCGTAGCGGCGCATCAGCGCGAGCCGTTCGCGACCGCGCAGGACGATCCGCGCGACCTCGACCAGGTGTGCCCGCACGTCGATGTCGGCCGCGTGATCGACCCCGACCGCAGTGCTTAGCCGCCGGACGATCACCGCGACCTCCGACGCTGAGTAGCGACCCCGCTCCTCGACCGCTGCTGCACACTGCTCCATCTTCCGAACCTCCAGCCGCAGTCTTCGTGGGGTGTCTCGCCCTTTCACCGAGACCAGGCTCATCGGAGGACCCGTCCCCCCGACCGTCATGCACTTGCAGGGGAGGTTGCCAGGGCTGGCGAACGCCCGCAAGCGCCGACCCCGGTTTTCCCCACGTTCCACAGGGCGCGCGGCTCCGGTGTGGATAAGCAGGATCAGGCCAGTCCCAGCCTCTCGCGCGCTCCCGGCGTCAGCCCGGCGTCTGAGTTCGGCTGCTCGCTCCAGTTCGCGGGCGCCTGCTCACCGGCCACGTCCGCGTCCTCATCGCCGTAGTCACCCTCCTCGATCTGCTCGTCATCGTCCATCGTCACTCCCCTGGGTAGCGGACGAGCGCGATCCCCCGCACCTCGCCCGAGTAGCGAACGCGCGCGTAGGCGCCGCCGCCGTTCGACTGCGACCCTGGCGACCCCGGCGACGTGTTCCCGCCGTAGGTCGGCAGGCCTCCGTCGGCCTGCAGCTTGCCGCGCACCGTCTCAACGTGCTGGCCGTAGCCACCGATGCAGGCGAGGTCGCCGGGCCGCGCCCGCGAGCGATCGGTCGTCCAGCCCTGGAAGCAGTAGCTGGCGGACTTCGCGTAGGTCTCGATCGAGGCGACCGAGGCCATCCAGGAGCCGAGCTTGGCGACCTTCGCGGCCTGGAGTGCGTAGAAGCACCAGCAGCCGCACCAGGGCTGGTAGAGCAGCCAGGTGCCGCCGCCCGCCGTCTTGGTCTGCGCGACGCGGATCCCGTCCGAGCGGTTGTCGCAGTTCGAGCCAGCGGGCTGCTCGGTGTAGCCGACGCGCGCGGCGAGGTGCTTGATCGCGACGTCGCGCGGCTGGCCCGCTGGCTCGGGTTTAGGGCTGGGGTGATCCTTCTTCCAGGCCTGCTCGTACTCGGCGAGCAGCTGGGCACTGGTGGCGTCACAGACCCACTCCCCAGCGTGCGGCGACCCGGCCGGAACCTTCGCGTAGAGCAGCGCGTGGTAGCAGCGTTCGTTGAAGGTGCCCGAGCCGTCGAAGATACCGAGCGCCTTGCGCAGGCCATCGACCCCCGGCCCGGAGCCGGTCGGCCCGGTGGCGCCGTGCGCGAAGGCGTTGCTGTAGGTGCGGTCGAACTCCTGCCACTTCCAGAAACCCGCCCGCGAGACCATCCGCTTGATCGCCTGTACGTCCTTGCCGTCGCTCTGCGTCTTCTGGTTCGGGTTGTCGGGCGCGTAGAGCGTCCGCGTCAAGCGGCTGTTGTTGTGCGGGCGCGGCCCAGGGCCGATCACCCACGCTAGGGCCGGATCTGCCATGCTTCGCTCCTTCCGTGCGTCTGCTTGCCCACCTCCGCTGTGGCTTGCGCCGTCGCCACCGTTACCGACTCGCGCCGTTCGTCAAGGGTGGCGCTCCCTACGTGTGCGAGAACTGCGGTCGCCGCCGCCGCGAGATACCCGACCTGATCCCACTGTCGATGTGGCGCTCGGCCCGCTCCTGGGCACTGCCCCATCCGCACGAGCCGCCCCGGCGTCGCTAGACACGAGTCGCCCGGATGTAGAGCGGCACGTAGCCGCCAGGCCCGGTGCCCGCGCCGACGCTGTTCGACCCGGCCGCCAACGAGTTCGCGCGGACGGTGTAGGTGTGGCTGCCCGCCGACGGCGTGAGCTTCCGGCGACCGATGATCGGACCGCCGACGGCGCTAGAGCCGACGATCTGAGCAATCGCGCCAAGATTGACCGCGCCATCGAACAGCCAGAACTGAATCCCCTGGTTGGTCCCGCCAGAGAGAGTCGCCTGCGGCGCGAAGAACTCCAGCCAGGCCGGTGACCCATCGAACGTGGTCGCCGCCGCCGTTACGATCGTGATCGCCGCCTGCGTGATCGAGTTGACGACGACCGCCGCCGTCCCCTCGGTGTAGACGAGTTCGGCGCCCTGGGCGGGCGGCGTGCCTGGCGTCCACTTGTGCGCGGCGTTGTCCCAGATCGGGATCTGCCCCGATGCGCTGCCCGGCGCGATGACGGCCTCGATCCGGTTGGCGAGTGCCTGCATGTCGGCCGGGACGTCGGCCGGGTCGGCCGGGACCGGATAGGGCAGCTGGTAGACGGTGGTGGCAGCAGCCATTGGCGCCTCCTTCTAGGCGATCAGCAGGCAGGACACGAGAATCGAGCCGCTGATGACGGTCGTGATTGCGTTGATGACGCTCGCGGTCGCGGTCGCGCCGAGCACCTGGCCGGGCGTCTGGTTCGAGAAGACGAACCAGACGGCGGGGACGACACCAAGGCCGTTCCCGATCACGCCGACCCCGGCGCCATCGGTCACCAGCGTCTGCTGTGTGAACCACATGCGGCGCGTGCCGGTCTGCGCGTTCTGGACGTAGCGGTCGGGCGTCAGCCCGCCCAGCTGCGGCGCCGAGGATCCGGCGACCCAGGCCGAGCCGTTCCAGGTCAGGATCTGGCCGACGGCGCTCCCCGGCCCGACCCCGCCACTGGGCGCGACGCCGCCGACCGCACCAATCGCCAGCAGCAGCCCGACCTCCTCGTCAGCGAGGATCTGGACGCCCTCACCGACCGTCGGCGCGTAGATCGAGAGGCGCGGGATCGTGATCGTCTGGCCGCCGATCGAGACCGTGACGTGCTTGTTGTCGGGGATCGCCGTCACCACCCCGGCGCGCAGCCCCGTCCCCTGGCCGTTGCTCCCCAGCTGGTCGCGCAGGACGTAGTCGAGCGAGCGGGTGAAGGGGACGCTGCTCACGCCTCGACCAGCTTCGCGTCGTCCATCTCGCGCAGCGCCGCCTCGTCGCTCCAGACCTGGATCCGCGCAGCGGGCGAGATCGCCTGCGGTCGCCAGTTGGCGCGCGTCGTCAGTTCAAGCTCGCCCTCGGCGTCGAGACCGATCGTGAGCGCGTTCACGATCTGCGGCTCGACCCGCCCGTCGGCGTGCACGATCTGGATCAGGTCATCCGGCTCCAGCGCCGGGTTCGGCACGCCGCGCAGGGTGAGGTTCCGCGAGAGGCCAAGGCGCAGGTTGAGCAGCGAGGCGGCCGCTGCGTCGGCCTGCGCCTGGGTGGCGATCGAGGACGAGCGCGCGACCAGCGCGACCTTGCCGAACGGTCCGCCCCAGCGAGTCGGCGAGGCCGAGTCGTTGTCGGTCGCCAGCGAGTAGATCGGCGGCAGCGCCGGATCGGCCTGGGCGCGCATCGCGACCCCGTTGCGGACGCTCGACCGATCCAGCGACTCCTCGGCGCCGAGCAACACGCCGCCCTCGCCAGCGTCGATCGTCCAGACCGGCGTCCCGCCCGCATCGAGACTCGGGCGCGGTCGCAGGACGAAGTCGCCGAGGTTGTCGAACAGCGCCTCGGCGCCGATGCCCGAGGCGAGTTCCGAGATCGCACCAGCCCGGTCCTCGTCGTAGATCGTGTCGCCCAGCACCGGCTCGGTCGCCGGGCTGGTCGAGACGTGATAGGCGATCGAGGAGCCGAAGACGTCCTGCACCATCGCCACGATCGCGTCCGAGGACCGCTGGCCGGTCGCCACCCAGGGCGTCACGAACGGCTCGTCGGCGATCTGCGCCATCCGGTCGTTGAGCGTCAACGAGGCCTGCCCCTGGAGTTCGGCCCACACGACGGTGTCGATGCGGAAGCGCCCCAGCTGCACGCGCTCGGTCTCGCCGCTCGCGTAGCGGATCCCGCGCTCCAGCACGCAGTAGCCGCCGAACGGAAGCTCGCGCACGATCTCGACCGTCAGCGGGTCGGTCAGACCGAAGGCGATGTCGAGCGTCGCCTGACGCAGGATCGTCGCGTCGATGTCGCAGGTCATCTGCCCGCCGACGACCTGGGCCGCGATCGGGACGGTCGGCGCCGCCGGGCGGTAGACCCGTGCCGCGATGCTGATCGTGTGCGTGTCGCGGATCGCGGCCAGGAAGCGGTCAGAGACGGCCAGCATCAGACGTCGTCCGGCGGCCAGACGGGGATCGGGCTGATCCCCTCCGGGTAGGTGTAGGCCAGCTCGTCGTAGTCGGCGACGCCCGCCTTGAGCGCGGCGTAGCTGGCGAATGTCGCCTTGACGTTCGCGTAGGTGTTCGGCGCGACCGGCACGTAGATCGAGGGGTCAGGCCGGTTGACCTGCACCACCTGCACGCGGAAGCGGCGCTCGGCGGCGACGCCGAGGCTGAGGAATCGCTCCTCCACGAACTCGCTGACGGTCAGGTACATGTTCCCGATTCCCTGCTCGGGCTGCGTCCGCAGCAGGAAGGGATAGCCCGTCCCGAGCAACGCGCGGACCCGATCGCGATCGTCCTGCGTCTCGGTCAGCACGATCAGTTCGCTCGACGGCGTCCAGGCGGGCAGCGCGCTGACGACCGGCGCGCGCCGGTTGAGCACGCGGTGGATCCCCGACGGCACCAGGTAGTCAAGCTCGGCCATCGACTCGACCGTGACCTGGAGGCTGTTGGTCGAGCGGGCGAGATCGACCAGCCAGGCGCGGCAGTCCCCGTACTCGACCCGGAAGATGACGGTCGCGCTACCGACGACCGCGCCGCCCGCGTCGTACACGGTCACCGTGTAGGTGACGCTCACGTCCAGCGGCACCTCGAAGTCGCGGGCTGCGTAGGTGGTCGGATGCGCGACCGCGCCAACCGAGCCGCGCACCCCGGCGGGGACGCCGCTCGGGCCGACGCGGCTGATCGTGAGCGTCGCCGTGTTCGACGGCAGGCCGCTGACGGCAAGCTCGGCGGCGAGCCGAACGCTGTCGAGGTCGGCGCTGATCGCGACCGCCATCAGCGCGCCCCTGCCAGCAGCACCTGCGCGGTGCGATTGTTGGCCGTCCGCACCTCGGCCTTGACCAGACCGCGCAGTTCCGTCTCGCCGATGAACACCCGCACCTCGATCGGCGGCGCCGCGTTCGACAGCGGCACGACCGCCTCCGGTCCGGCCTCGCCGATCATCGCCAGCGTCGGCGTCGTCACGATCCCGCCAGCCGCCAGCGTCGGGATGTTCGGGAAGGCGACCGTCCAGCCGCCGAACGAGCCACCGCCGATCTTGTGCCCGGCGATCTTCACGCTCGGCAGCTTGATCTTCGGGATCGTGAACGAGATCCCGTTCCAGGCCCGGATGACGGCGTTGATCGGCGCGCGGATCGCGTCGGCGACAGCGTTGGCGGCAGCGCGGACGCGCGCGATGATCCCCGTGATGAATCCGGGCAGGCTGCCGAGCGCGTCCTTGATCGCGGTGACCGAGGCGCGCACCGGGTCATCGAAGCGCCCGAAGGCGGCGACGATCCGCGAGACGACCCCGGCGATCGAGGTGGCGATCCCGCCGAGCCAGCCGAGGAAGCCGCTCAGCAGGTTCTTCATCGTGTTGACGGCGTCGCGGACGGCGGCCGTGATCCGATCCCAGTTCTTGTAGATCGCGACGATCGCGAGGCCGAACGGGCCGGTCAGCACACCGAGGATCAGCGGCCAGTTCGAGCGGATCCAGCTGAGCGCCGCCTGCGCGCCCTTCTTGATCCCGTCCCACACCTTCCCGGCCAGCTTCGAGAGGTCATCCCAGTGCTTGTAGAGCAGGTACCCGGCCGCGATCACCGCCATGATCGCGACGACGATCCCGGCCGTCAGCAGGATCTGCGTCGCGCCGAGGGTGACGTTGAAGACGTTTTCGGCGATGGTCGCCGCGATCATCGCGACCTTGTAGGCGATGAACGCGCCCGCCAGCACGCCGATCACGATCTTGAGCGCGGTCGCCGAAGTCAGCAGCGGCTGGAAGATCCGCAGCAGATCCACGAGCGCCGAGGAGAGGTCGAGGATCACCGGCATCAGCGCGGTGCCGACCTTGATCTTGACCCCGTCCATCGCGATGCCCATCTCGCGCTGCTGCGCGATCAGCTCGCCGACCGACTTGGTCGTCTCCCCGTCGAGCGTCGCGCCGTACTTGGCGGCGGTGTCCAGCTGCTCCTGGATCGCCGCCGACCCCTTGAACAGCAGCGGCGCAAGCGCCTGCCCCTGGCGCGCGAACAGCTGCTGCGCGAGCGCGGCGCGCTTCGCCGGGTTCGTCATCTTCGAGAGGCCGTCGGCGACCTGCATGATCACCGCCTGCGTGTTGCCCGCGCGGACGTCCTCCATGGAGACGCCGAGATCCTGGAAGGCGGCGACCGACTTCTTCGAGCCAGCCGCCGCGTTCGTCATCTCCTTCGAGAGCTTGACCATGCCCATCTGGAAGGCCTTGGTCTCGATCCCGCGCGAGTGCAAGACCTCGGCCCACTCGGATGAGGTCTTGACGTCCATCCCGGTCGTGCGCGTCAGCGCCAGGGTGGACTTCGCCAGATCCTCGGTCTGCCCGACCGCATCCTTGACGTACTTCGAGGCCGCGCCGACCGCCGCCGCCGCGCCAGCCCACTTCGCCACCCGCTTCCAGTCCCAGCCCTTCGAGGCCTGGTCGCCGGTCTTCTGCAGATCCTTGACGCCCGCCGCCAGCTTCTGCGTGTTGGCGACGAACTCTACGAAGACGGACGGGTTCGCCATCTACCGCTTCCTCCTCGCACGGCTCGCCGCCCGATTCGCCTCGCGCGCCTCGCGATTCTGGAAGGCGACCAGCACCCGGTACTCCTCCGGACTGAGTGCGTCTACCTCGCGCGGCGTCATTCGCCAGTAGCGGCAGAAGGCGGCGAGGTTTTCGAGGACTCGGCGCTCGTAGGGTCCGGCTGCTCGGTCTCCTGCACCGGCTGGACATCGGCCGCGTCGTCCCAGCTGACCTCGTAGCCCTGGCGACGCAGCTGCAGCCAGATCATCATCTGCGTCTTCTCGTCCAGGTCCGACTCCTCGCCGAACAGGTACTCCAGCCGCAGCCCGGAGGTCAGCTTGAGTTCGCGCATCTCGCGCGGCGTCGGCATCATCTCGGCGGCGCTGGTAGGGATCGTCACCTCCTTCGGCAACGGCAGGCGACTCACGGGCTGGGCGTCTTCCACTGGAATCCTCCGATCTCGCGGTCGGCCGCCCTGGTGCCCGCCGCGACGACCTGCGGCTCGGCTCCCGAGACGACCGGGAACAGGTAGCGCCCCTGCGGCAGGTAGGGGCGCCCTCGCGTGCCGCCGAACTCGATCCAGCCCGCGTAGGGGACGCCGTCACCCATCCCGACAATGGCGCGCTCCCCCTCGCGGAAGCTGGTGACCGACCCGGCCAGGCGCCCGGTCTCGCGCGGCACGCGCCCGCGTACCGTTCCCGCCTGCTGACCCGCGATCCGCTCGAAGTCCTTGACCGCGCGGTCGCCGATCTTGCCGAACAGGCGCTTAGAGCCGGACGCCAGTTCATCGAACCCGACCACCGTGATCTTCGCCTCACTCACGTCGTCGGCGTCGGCTGCGCCGCCTGGATCGCGGCGATCTCCTCGTCCTTGGTCGGGTAGTCGGCCGGGTTCAGCCCGAGCGCGGTCGCCTGCTCGTCCAGCTGCGCGCGGGTCATCGCCTGCAGGTCGCCCGCCGAGGTCGTCGCAGCGGCGGTGTCGGTCTCAGACTTCGTCGGCTGGCCGACCACCGACCACTCCAGGTCGATGGTCGAGGCATCGCCCGCGTCGCCGTTGATCGGCGAGTAGGGCTGCGGGATCACCATCCCCGACCAGCTGGGGTTGTCCGGCCCGACCGGCTTCGACTTGTAGGGGACGATCTCGAACGGCACCGCCGTGTCGGCGGCGACCGCCTGGCTGAGGATGTCCTCTGTCGCGCCGGGGTCGAGCGACTGGTAGAGCGTCGCGACCAGCGACCACTTGACGACGCCGGGGTAATCGACCGAGCCGCACATCGTGTCGAGCGTCGTCACGGCGACGTCGGGCGAGAGTTCGAGGTGGTTGGTCACGCAGGCAAGCTCGGCGAGGCTCGTCGGCGTGTCGTCGGTGCCGATCTTGAGCGACGCGTCGTCAAGGATCAGCGGCATGGGAATGCTCACGGGGTTCCTCCTTCTTCGAGCGCGACCGGCACCCGGAACAGGAGCCGCGCACCCAGTAGCGGGATGCCGTTGATGTCGAAGCGGCGAGGCGCCTGCGAGTCGTCCAGCGGCCACGAGTAGGCGTCGCTCTGGAGGCGCCCCAGCGTGTAGGACACCAGCTGCTCCAGGGTCGCGACGCCCGGCCCTGGCTCGACTCGCCCGGCGAAGCAGATCACGTTCAGGCGTGCGTAGAAGATCCCGAAGCCGCCCGCGACTGTCTCAAGCTCCAGCCAGGGATCGTTCCACTCCAGCATCAGCGCGGGCGGCTCGACCGCATCGACCAGGTCGGGCAGAACGGCGATCGGCGGGTCGTCGGGACTGGGGGTGAGGGCGGAAGCGGCAACCGCCCTCACCGATGTGAGCGGGAGGGATCCGTTCCCGCTCACGCCAGTCCCCACTGTTGCTTGAGCGGCGTCAGGGTGTAGGCGTGCCGGTTGAAGCCGTCGCGCGGCGCCTGCAGGGCGCCCGTCTGGTCGAAGCCGATCACGCCGAAGGCGGCATCGTTCGCCTTGTACCACTCGACCGCGCGCAGGATGTTGACGCGGTTGGCGAGCGCGTCGTCCTCCGGGATCGGCTCGACCCGATCTACGTCGTGGTCGATCTCCTCGGCCGCCGCGTCGAGGCAGGCCTGCAGGCCGTCGGTGTTCTCCTCGGTCACGCGAACGCGCAGCGCCGTCGCAAGCTCGTCCACGGTCGCGTAGGCGGTCACCTACTCGGCGCCCTCCAGCGCCGCCCGCAACTCGTCCTTGGTCATGTCGTTGTTCGCAGGGCTGATCCCCCGGCTCTGCGCCTCGGCGAGCAGTTCGGCCTTCGTCATCGAGTCGAACGAGGAGGGCGCGCCGAGCGCGCCCTCCTCGTCGGCCGCAGCTACCGCCGGAGGCGCGAACTCGCCCGCATCACGTCGCTCGCGGTACCTGGTCACGGCCCTACCGCCGGGGCGGTGATCTCGGCGAAGGCGCCGGGGTCGGTGATCGCAGCAGCGAAGGCGCCGATGATCCCGACTTCGATTCCGCCGATCGACGGCTCGACGGCGCGAAGCTCGACCGGAGCGCCAGCGGTCTCGGCGCAGAGCAGCGTCGAGAAGTCGCCGACGATCACGGTCCCGGCCGGGAGGCCAGCCGAGGCGATGAAGCGCAGCCCGCCGATGGGCGGGAAGCTGCCGGTGGAGAGGTCGCCCGCGCCGGTCGAGAGGAAGACGGGCGCGACCTGGGCGACCAGGCCGAGCAGCCCGAAGCCGTCCGCCGGGTTGGCGGCGATCGCGTTCGGGAAGCGCCCGGTGTTCGCGTAGACCTCACCGGAGGCGGTCGCGATCGCGGCCATCCAGCCTTCGAGGTCATTGCTGGCGACGGCGGTCGGGGTCGTGTCGGCGGCGGCCAGCACCGCCGCTGCGGCGGCGTCGGTCTTCTTCGCGTAGTCGGCGGCAGCCAGGTCGAACCAGAGCCGCATCGCGTCCGGGTTCGACCACTGGACCGTCTGCCAGGAGAAGTTCGCGGCGACCAGGTAGGTCTTCGCGACCGTGCTCAGGACGTCCACCGTCAGCGTCCCGTCGCCCGCCTCGGTCTTCTCAGCAGCCTGCTCGCCTACGCTCGGGCGCTCGGTGATCTGCGGCCACTCCAGCTTGCCCGAGGAGAGGGTGACGCGGTTCGAGGCATCGACCAGCGGCCGTGAGCGGTCGATCACCTGCATGATCTGCGCGATGTACTGGGGCTGAACGAGCGGGCCGACGTCGGCGGTCAGCACCTGCTGCACGGCGCGCTGCAGGCGCTCCTGCGCCCGGTGGCGCTGGTGGACCGGGACGGTCGCGCCGATGTGGTTGAAGCGGGTCAGGATCACGTCACGCGCGTAGCGCGCGAACGTCTGGTACTCGCCCTCCGGCGGCTCGTCGCCGCCCTCGTCGCCGCCCTCGTCGCCGTTGCCGTCGCCCTCGGTCGTCTCGCCGCGACGGGTGCGGCTGAGCGCCGCGCGTGCGTCCTTCGCCTTGCCGCGAGTCTCCTCGACTTCCAGCAGCTCGCCGATCATCGGCTCCAGCTGGTCGAGCCGGGCGCGGTGGCTGACGATCAGCTCGCGCTCGGATTCGGTCGGGTCGCGCTCCTCCTCGTTTGCCCGATCCAGGATGCGGTCGATGTTCTCCTGCGTCTGGCCGCGTTCATCTACCAGGCGCTGCAGGACGGGGTTGCCCACGGGGATCACTCCTCACGCGTCGATTGAGTTCGACGGGGTGCCGCCGTGCGGGCTATGTGACGGTGTCCGGGGTGCCGCTCTGCGCGCTACGGGGTGCCGGTGTCCGCGTGCCGCTGCGGGGTGCCGTTCTGCTGGAAGCTTAGACCTCGATCCCGACCGCGCGCAAGCGGTCCAGTTGCCCTGCCTCGATCTCGGGAAGCTCGACGTCGGGCAGCAACTCGGCGCGCGAGCGAACGGCGGTCACCAGCGCCGTGTCGTAGGCGGGGACGCGCACGAGGCCGACCGAGTGCAGGATGCACTTCGAGCGCACGATCGCCCCGGCCGCGTTCTTGCGCCAGTGCGTGAAGCGGTCTGAGAACTCGATCGAGAATCCCGGCAAGACCCCGGCGCGCACCAGTTCAAGCGCCTGGTCACCGAACGCGCTGCGGTGCATCCTGAACGAGCCGAACAGCATGTTGGCCTGCTCGACCAGCGAGCGGCCGACCCCGACCGAGTCGGCCAACTCCTCGCCGTGCTCGTAGCGAAGCTCGATCCTGTCGGCCGCGCGCAGCTGCTTGGCGAACGCGCCCGGCTCGAACACCTCGTAGTAGGGCGCGCCGCCGTCCGAGACCTTCTGCGCCTCGCCGTAGGGGACGATGCACCCCTCCACGATCCGTCCCTCGTCGTCGGTCTCCAGCGGCGCGCTGAACGTTCGCCGCATGACCTTGGTCTCCTCGCTCATGGCGGGGTCAACACCTCCTCGGGCAGAGCCGCGTCAAGCGCGGTCGGCGTCGAGCCGATCGAGCCGTGCGTCCCGGCCTCCTCGTAGTAGTCGGCCGCCTGGTCGCCCTCGCGCATCGGCGGCAGGTCGAAGACCGCCGCGCGGTACTCGTCGGCGGTGACGGCGCCGTCGGCCAGCGCCTTCGAGTAGATCGCGACGAGCGTCTGCAGGTCGGGCCGGATCGAGGCCGAGGGGTCGAACTCGACCCAGTGCCCGCGCGGTAGCCAGCGGCTCAGCGCCTCCTGCAGCTTGACCGCCGTCGGCATCAACTCGGTCCGCCACCAGAGTTCGGCGAGCATCGAGGGGTTCTGGTAGGTCAGCCCTCCCGACACCGGGATGTTGAGCAGGATCGCCGGGACACCGAAGGCGGCGGCGATCTGGCGCGCGTCCCAGTCGCGCGACTCCAGCAGCATCATGTCCTTCGGCGAGATCGTCAGCGCCTGCAGCAGTTCGAGATCGGGCGGGATGATCGCGGGCGCGCCGAGCCGCTTCGAGACCGCCGCTACCCACTGCGCCTGGATCGCCGCCGCCTGCTCGGCGTCGAGCCGCCGCGAGGACTTGAGCGCCATCCGGTTGACGCCGGTCGAGTAGTAGACATCGGCCGCGTAGTTGTCGGCCGCGTAGGCCGAGCTTACGTTCGACCAGTACGCCTCCAGCGAGGGGCGCCCGCGTAGCGCGCCGGTCGGGTCGCGCATCACCTGGATCACGTCGCCGGGGTCGAGGTCGAAGCCGTTGGACTGGTAGCTGCGCATCCCGCCCTCGTCTTCGACCTTCATCGTCACCGGGTCGAGCAGCGTCCAGGTCAGTGGGTAGCCGTCGGCGTAGCGACTGGTCACGTACAGGAAGGCCTCCCCCTGCGCGTAGATCGACCAGATCGCCGCGAAGATCGCATCGTGGATCCCGTTCGGGTACCAGGCCGGGTCGGGGTCCGAGACCCAGGCTGGCCGGTCAGCCGAGGTCGCCTCGGAATGCCGGTAGCGCAGCGGCATGGAGGCGATCTGCTGCGAGTTCAGCTGCAGGCACCGATCGACCGTCCCGACCTGCTCACCCCGGTAGCCGAGCAGAGACTCGAACCAGCCGTCGGCGCGGTTCCTCAGCGCGTGTCCGAGGAAGTCCTCAAACGTCGCGTAGGTCGGCGGTACTGCGTTGACCGCTTCGGGGAGAACCGGCTCGCGGCGACGACGAAGCCGCATGGTCAGATTCTACGGCCCGTTTGCCAGGGTGCAAACGATGAGAGGGCGACCGCAGCCGCCCTCCCGCATCGTCGTGCTGGCCGCAGTCCTGCCCGGACGCGCGGACACTCGGCGATCCTACAGGCCTCATCGCGCGATCGGCGACCTCACGCAGATGCCAGAGCGCGTAGCTGTCGTCACTCATTCGACCTCCCGCATCACTTCGTCAATCGCCTCGCACGGCTCGCATAGGCACCACGGCATCACGCGCTCGACCGGGATGGTCGCGCCACAGCGCACGCAGACCGGGCCGTCACGGTGCCCAAGTTGCCAGGCCGCGTACTCGCGCCACCACTCCTCGCGCGTAATCTCAGCGGGCGCGCTCACCGGACACCCGCCGCCTCCAGCGCCGCGATCGCTTCCCGGACCAGATCGCCCCAGCCGCGCCCGCGCTCGAACCCTTCGACTCGCGCCGCGTAGGTGACCGGGCGCCCGCGCTCGGGAAGCGTCACGCTCACGTCGTAGCTGGCGTGCTCGACGCCGCCCGACTGATCGTTCTGGATCTCGACGCGGATCACTTCGACCGCCCGGCCTTCTGGTACTCGCTCATCAGCACATCGACCATCCGCCGGTAGACCTGCCCGCCCGAGGAGCGGACGACGTCGCGCGCGCGGCCGACGAGCAGTTCGGGACCGACGCCCAGGATCGCCTTCGCCATTCGCTCGGGATCGACGTTGCCCAGCTGCCCGTTCTCGGCGGCGTAGATGGTCGCGAGGCCTCGGATCAGGGCGGCGCTGTTGCCAAGCGCGCGCCCGTAGGTCGCCTCCCGCATCGTCGCCAGGGTGGGCGTGAGCGCGTCACTGCCGTCGGGCAGCTTGAGGCCGTAGGCGATCTCGACGGCAGCGATCGCCGCGATGTTGTCTGGCATCTCGCCACCGCGCGGTGCGCCGATGGCGATCTTATAGCCGAACCTGCTGACAACGTCCTCGATCCCGAGCGCGGCCGGGTCGCGGGCGGTCAGCTTCGCCTGGTAGGTGTAGTACGGGTGGACGTTGCGGCGATCGCGGTTCTTGTGCAGGAAGAAGCGCGCCTCACTCGGGAGGTCGAGACCGACGTAGATCGAAGCGAACAGCGTCGTCTTCCCGGCGAGCCGCACGATCTCCCGCCGCTGCTGGCCGTCGAGGATCGCGAACTGCGCCGGGCCTCGCTGGGCGACGTCGATCGTCCCGACGAGCGACGGATCGAAGCGCGCCGCCTCCTTGCGCACGAACGGCCAGTTGATCGGGCGCTGGTAGGTCTCATCGGCGAACAGCGCGTCGAGCGGCAGCAGCTTGACGTCAAACGGCCAGTCGTCCTGCGCACCCTTCGGCAGTCGCACCTCGACGTGGTCAGCGGGCAGACCGCGCCCTTCGCGGATCAGCGTGAACCACTCGCCGACCGCGTCCGGTGCGCGCTCCAGCCGGTCGAGCATCGCGTCCCAAATCTCGCCGTAGCGATCCTCGACCCAGCCGCCCGTGAGCACGCGGCGCGCGTTCTGTTGCAGCAGGTCGAGGCCGAGTTCACGGCCGAAGTCTTCGCGCGCGACGACCATCCCGGCGGCGCCGAGTTCAATCGCCAGCCCTGGTGTCTGGACGCCGCCCATCGGCTTGAGCACAGCGGCGTACCGCTTGAGCCGATCGGTGGCGACCTCCTGCCGCCGCGCGTCGCGAGCGGCGGCCATCTCGCGGTAAGCGTCGCCTCGGCGCTTGAGATCGGCGCGGCTGATGTCGCGCTGCCGCGTCCCCTTCAAGACGCGCGCCTCTTGAAGCTCGTCGGTCACGGCTCGCAGCACTCCGGGACTCGGGTTGTCGCTCACGGTGATGACCGTCCCGCCGTGCTCGACGTAGTGGCCGTTTCGATCGACCAGGCGCCAGTGCCCACCCCTGGTCGGCTTCCAGCGGAACCCCTGCTTGAAGCGCCGACTGAGCGCGCGCAGGTCTTTCGAGGCCGGTCGCTGGATGCGGCCCGTGCCAGTTACTTCGGTCATGTCGTCCTCCTCGGTTGCGTCCAGGCAGGTTTGCCGAAAGGCTAACGAACGCGCGGGACAGGTCGCAACGGCTCAGTAGATCCGAAGCTCCTCGTCGGGGTTCCAGCCGAGCGTGATCGCACCCCACAGCGCCAGCGTCGCCGCAACCAGCGGCGTAATGTCGGCGTTCGAGTTCTTGCGCGACCAGGCGAACGCATCACCCAGCGGGCGCTTGGTCGCCGCCGCCAGCGCGACCGCGAGTTCGGCGCTTCCGAGATGGCGCAGGCCTTCGTCTTCGATCGTGTCGAGCAGCATCCCGCACGCCTTCGCGTGCTCTGAGGCCTTGACCGGCTGAACGATCACGCCCGCCTCCTCGCAGGCGTGCACGAGCGAGGCGACCGGGCCGACGGCGTCGCAGAGGACGGCGAGCGGGTGCCAGCGATCGTTCAGCTGCGCCAGCCGCTGCGGCGCCCAGGTCGCGCCCCGGTCGTGAGCGACGATCTCCAGGTGCAGCAGCCCGTCGTGGCGTCGGCCAGCGGCAGCGATCGCCGCTGAGGAGCGGTCAGGCGCAACGTCGAAGGCGAAGCAGACCGGGTCGAGCAGCTGCGAGGCCTCGTCGGTCAGCGCGAACCACACCTCGGGCGCGACCAGCGCGGGCGTCGTCAGGTCGGTCGGCGGCCAGTCGCCGACGCCCAGGCGCTCGACCGCAAACGTGCGCCGGTCGAGCGTGTTGAACTCGTCCTCAACCGCTTCGGCCATGATCCTGATCCCGAGGCCGGGGTTGGCGACCGCCCAGGCGCCGGGGTCGCGGGCGGTCTCGCCGTCGAGCAGGTCGGGCGTGTCGTGCTCCAGCGACCACTCGAAGTAGGCGAGGCGCGGATCGCTCGCCGCCAGCGCGCGCTCGCGCACGCGCGCGAAGACGACGCCCTCCAGGTGGACGAGTTGATCGACCGCCGAGCCGGTGAACCAGCGTTGCCGGTTCGGCATCGTTGCCATCGTTGGCATCAGCGCGCCGAGCGAGGCCTCGGCCAGGAACATCGCCTCGTCGTAGACGACCAGCGGCGCGGTGAAGCCTCGACCGGACGACTTCGTGCGCGCGAAGAACAGGATCCGCTGGCCGTTCGTAAGTTCGATCCCCTCCTCGCCGTGCGTGCGGATCACCTTCTTGACCCGACGCGCGAAGTCGGGCGTCGCCTCGATCAGCCCGAGCAGGCGCAGGAAGTGCTCCTTGGCCGTCTTGAAGTGCTGGGCCGAATGGATGATCAGCGGTTCGCCGAGCAGGAACAGGCCGACCAGCTCGCGCGCCTCCAGCACGGCGTTCTTGCCGTTCTGGCGGGGGACGCAGAGGCCGACCTCGGTCGCCGCCCAGCGCCCGTCGAGCCGTTCGCCCAGGGCGTGCTTCAAGACCAGCGCCTCCCACGGGTCGAGCAGCAGGCCAGCCATCGCCGCGAGTTCGACCGCCTCGGCGCCCGCGCTTGACTGGTACTTCGGCACGCGCATGATGCGCGGCGTCTGCACGCCGACCTCGGCAACACTCACGGACTGAGGCGCGCCCTTCGCGTCGCGCGCTTCGAGGCGAGTTCATCGACTCCGTCGGTGCCGAGCGCGGGCACCGCCTCGTCGGTCGTGCGCGCCAGCGGTCGCGCCCAGCGTTCCGGGTACTGGCGCTCCAGCAGCCAGGCCGCCGCCTGCCAGTTCTCGCGCGCGGCCTGCGCGATCTGCGTGACCGCGCGCGCCTCGCCCTCGGCGACGGCCTGCGCCACCTGGCGCGCAAGCTCGTCCGAGCGTTCGAGCCAGTCCGCAAGGTCTTCGACTGCGATCCCGGCGGCGCGGCATGCGACGTCGAGGTAGTTGCCCGCGCGCAGCATCGCGACCAGCTGCTGGACGCGCTCGCTCGGGCGGCTATAGCGCGGCATGCTCGACCTCGGCCCTCCCGCCCGTGTGCCGCTGCCAGCGATCCACGACGACGTCGCAGTAGGCCGGGTCGATCTCCAGGGCGAAGCAGCGGCGACCCAGGTTCTCGGCCGCGATCAGCGCCGTCCCCGACCCGGCGAAAGGCTCGTAGCCGATCTGCCCCTCGCGCAGGTGCCAGGAGTAGGGCCGCGCGAACAGCGCCAGCGGCTTCTGCGTCGGGTGGACGCCGTCGTACTCGCCCTGCTGGTCGATCTGCCAGACAGTCGGCGTCTCGACCGGCGGGCGCCGCCTCGGCCGGTGACCCTGGCGCCAGCCGTAGAGGCACGGTTCGTGCTGCTGCATGAAGTCGGCGTAGGTCAACACCTTCCGCGCCTTGACCCACACCAGCTGCTGATGAGTCACGACCCGGCAGACGTCCCAGGCGCGGATCACGTTGTCGGCCCGGTTCCCGGCGTGCCACTGGTAGATCGCGACCGATCGCGCCAGCGCCTCGGCGAGCGCGACCTCCAGGAAGCGCAGGTAGAGGCCCGAGCCGTCGGCCGATTCGCGATAGGCCCAGGCCTTGTTGCGGTTGGCCGCGCCCCGGTTCGCCTTCGAGGGCGGGTGGTTCTGTGCGTCGTAGCCAACCTCGTAGGGCGGGTCGGTCGCCATCAGCGCCGCGTGCTCGCCGTCCATCAGCCGTTGGACGTCGGCGGCGCTGGTCGCGTCACCGCAGAGCAGGCGCTGCTCACCCAGCCGGTAGAGGTCACCCGCTCGCGTCGTCGGCTGCTCGGGCGGCTCGGCCGGGTCGGTGTCGCGCTCGGCGCCGCGCTCGGGATCGACACGCATCAGCAGCCGGTCGAACTCGTCGTTGTCCCAGCCGGTACCGTCCAGGCCGGGCAGCGAGTCGAGCAGCGTCACCAGTTCGCCGTCGTCGTAGCTGCCGAGGTCGGCCGTCCGGTTGTCCACCAGCACGATCCGCGCCGCTTGCTCGTCGTCCACCTCGATGAAGGTCGCGGCGAGCGAGTCCCAGCCAAGCTCACGCGCGGCCGCCAGCGTGTGGTTCCCGGCCAGTACCTCGCCGCTGCCCTTGCGCGCGACGATCGGCCGATACTGACCGTGCGCCTGCAGCGAGGCCTTGATCGCCTCCAGGTTGCCGCGCCTCGGGTTGCGCGAGTAGGGCCGCAGCGACTCGATCGGCACGCGCAGGTCGGCGAGCGTCGGCGCGATCGTGCTCACGGGCAGATCCACTCCGCGCGCGTGCGCCAGTAGTCGAGCCGCCGCCGCAGGACCGGCGCGCAGCGGCTGACGCGACCGCCCTCGACCATGAACCCGGCGCAGAGGTAGCCGGTCGTCACGCGGTAGAGACCGTCCCGCATCACCATGAGCGCGACGTCCTACCCGGCCGGTTGGCGGTCGCGCGGTTGCAGTAGGCGTGCTCCGGGCCTGCGTAGCGCGAGCGGTCGTGATCGACGTGGCCGAGATCCCACGGCTCGCCCGGTCGGATCAGCCGACCGCAGCGCGCGCAGGTCGCGTGCCCGGACGCGACCCATCGGGCGAGGCCGCGCCGGATCCGCTGGTGGCGCGCGCCGTAGCCGCGCTGCGCCGTCGATCGCGCGCGGCGGGGGGGGATCGGCCGATCGGGGTCGGTCGCGAGCGCGTCCACCTAAAAACCGCCGTCGCCTCGGCTGACAACACTCACGGCGCCGCGACCTCTGCCGCCGTCTGCTCGGACTCGTCGCTCACCGGCGCCGGGCCGGGTGGCCTCCCCCCGTCCTCCCCCGCCGCATGGCCTGCGCGGAAGCCGAGGTAAGCGCCGAGCACACCGATGATCCCGCCGAGCGCGGTCTGCAGCAGCTGCGTTGCGTTGTCCGACAGCGCAACGCCCGGCTTCGGCGAGCGGATCGCGTCGTAGAGGACGCCGATCGTCACCAGGTTCACCGCCGTGCAGATCGCGACCGCCAGCAGGAGCGCAGCCCAGTCCCGGAGGCGGGTCTGGCGTACCGACTCGCCGTTCACCAGAAGTGCACCAGCGCGACGATCGCGACGACCGCGAGCACGACCTGCGCGAAGCCCGGCAGGTTGACCGCCACCTTCACCGCCTTCGCCGCCGCAGTCCCGGCCGAGTCGTCGTCCCCTTCGCCTTGCCGACGCTCGCCACCCGGTTGCCGTAACGCCGCCGCACCGCTCGGGCGA